AAAATAATGAAATGGGGATGCAGATACACGGAAACAAGCTTCAATAAGTCTTTACTTAAATACCAATTTATAAATGGGAGTTTTATAGAGTTTTTTAGCGCCGATGATTCAAGCAAGCTCCGAGGAGCAAGGCGCGACATTCTTTACATAAACGAGTGCAATAATGTATCTTTTGAATCATACAACGAACTAAGCATAAGAACAAAGAAAGAGGTATACCTTGATTTTAATCCAGCGAATGAGTTTTGGGTTCATAGGGAAGTAAAAGACGAGCCTGATGCTGATTTCTTAATTTTGACGTATAAGGACAATGAGGCGCTTGATAAGGGTATTGTCCAACAAATCGAAAAGAATCGCTTAAAAGCAAAAACAAGCGCATACTGGCGCAATTGGTGGACTGTTTACGGAGAGGGTAAGGTTGGTCAATTACAAGGCGCAGTATTTACCAATTATAAGACGATTGACAAGATACCTGAGGAGGCGAGATTGATAGGTATCGGGCTTGATTTTGGGTACTCTGCGGATCCGACAGCAATAATTGCAGTTTATAAATACAACGAGCAAAGAATCCTTGATGAGATGACCTACCAAACAGGATTGCTGAATTCAGATATTTCTAAAATCCTACCGAAAGACGTTCCAGTATATGCAGATTCTGCCGAGCCAAAATCAATCGCAGATATACAACGCTACGGAATCACGATAAAAGGAGTAACAAAAGGCAAGGATTCAGTTAATTACGGAATTGATGTAATGCAAAGACAAGATTATTTAGTAACCTCTCAAAGCACAAACCTAATCAAAGAGCTGAGAAGCTATTGTTGGGATAAGGATAAAACAGGCAAGCAACTGAATAAACCTATTGACAAATTTAATCACGCTTTGGATGCGGTCAGGTATCATGAGATGGAAACAATAGGCTTAAATAAAAACTTTGGCGAATATTCTATCCTTTAGGGTATACAAAACAAAAAATAAACGGTTATATAGACATGAAAGTAGATTTATTATTACCAACATCATTGAGCGAAATACCACTTTCGAGGTATCAAAGATTCGTAAAGACGAAAGAGGCTTCCAATGATGAGGAGTTTATCGCTCAGAAAATGATACAAATATTTTGCGGCATAGATTTATCCGAGGTAGGCAAAATCAAAATGAAGGATTTAAACGAATTGATTACGCATTTTACAAAGGTGTTTAGCGAAAAGCCAAAACTGGTTAGGCATTTCAAGATTAAAAATATTGAATTCGGCTTTATACCGAAACTTGACGAGATTACATTCGGGGAATACGTCGATTTAGAAAACCACTTGCAGAATTGGGAAACCTACCATAAGGCTATGGCTGTAATGTATAGACCAATAAAAGAGAAGCAAAAAGATAAGTATTCAATTGTAGATTATGAGCCAAACGAGGACATGCAAGAATTGATGAGGTTTGCTCCTTTGGATGTAGCAATAAGCGCCTCGCTTTTTTTTTGGACTTTAGGAAGCGAATTACTAAGTCTTACTCTCAGTTATTTACAGAAAGAACTGAAGACGATGACCAATTCCAGCAATACAGCGAAAGGTATTTATTCGGACAACAATGGGGATGGTATTCAAGCTTCTATGCGCTCTCTTCAGGAGATGTTACCAAGCTTGACGAGGTTGCAAAGCTCAGACTTACTAAATGTCTCACCTATCTCACGTTCGAAAAACAAAAAAACGAAATCGAAGCAAACGAACTTAAACAACAAATGAGAAGATGAATTATTTTGATATTATAGACAAACTAAAAACGCACTTTGAGAATGACCCAATAATCAACACCGTAACTCAAGGCGACATCTTTGAAATCGACTTGGCAAAACAAACCATTTTTCCGCTTGTGCATTTAATTGTCAATACGGCAACATTTGAGGGTAATGTGATTAGGTTCAATATTTCTATTCTTGCGATGGATATTACAGACATATCAAAAGACGAAAGCCCAAATAAATTCGATGGAAACGATAACGAGCTTTGGGTACTTAATACAATGCTTGCAGTACAGAATAGATGCTATGAGCTTTTAAGGAGAGGAGATTTATACAGCGATAAGTTCCAAGTAGATGGAAACGTAACTTGTGAACCTTTTACTGAGCGCTTTGAAAACAAGCTTGGCGGTTTCACAATGACATGCGACATATTAATTCCTAACGACATGACAATCTGCTAATGGCTGAATTTGAATCCATACAAGACGTGTTAAATGACTTTCGAGATAATGTTATTCGAGAGGCAAAGAAAAATCTTGCTAATGGATTAAATAGAAAGCACCCAATAGATGCATCAGGCAAACTAAAAAACAGCCTTAAATCAACCGTCAAGGAATCAAAGAACTCAGTTCAGATTAGTTTTGAGATGGAAGAATACGGTTTCTATCAGGATAGAGGTGTAAAAGGCAAAAAAAGTGGTAAGAGTTTAGATGGCTACAAATACACTAACAAAATGCCACCACCTAAAGCATTTGATAAATGGGTAATTCGTAAAGGCATAGCTCCAAGAAATAACAAGGGGCAATTCAAGGGTAGAAGCATAAGTTCGGTAGGTTTTAGAAAATCAATTACTTTTTTGATTGCTCGCAGCATTTATTCAAAAGGAATAAAGCCATCACTATTTTTTACAAAGCCATTTGAGAAGTTCTTTAAAAGGTTGCCTAATGAGCTTGTAGATAAATACGGTTTAGAAGTGGAAAACCTATTTGACCAAATAACAAAAGAAAATTTTAAAAGATTAAGCAAATGAATTTATCACGTTCTCCGCATATAATTACGATTGACGAAACCGACCAAACGGAAACACGAATTGAATTGTTCTTGTGGAATACAGGAAGCCAACCGCCAGACCCTCAATATACCTTGAGCAAAAAGATACCGTCTTCTAATAACACGGCAACTTATTACAATATTTCGCCATATACAGAAGAGTATTATAGGTTTACGACATTCCAAAATATTTACAATGTATACGACCAAGCAATCAGCACAAACTTTGTAGTGCAGTATGTCGTAGAAAAGTACAAAACTATTGCTGGGGTTGAGTCATCTGCTGGAACTGAAAGCGGTGAATTCATGAACGGTTACGGCTATTATATGGAAGGTCAAAACCCGCTAAATTTCACGACGGTAGGTTTGGATGAGGGAGAGTATTTTTACAACTTTGAGACAGGCGCAGATACTTCTTTGCCGCAATATATGGCTGGAACCTTAGATGCGTTCTTGTCGGATAGTAATTTTTTTATTAGATATACAAATTCACGAACAGGGGTTGTAACTGATATACCATTTTCAAGTACTGGGGTTCGTGTATTTCCAAGGGTGCATCATACTAATTTGGCAGATGGAAACAAAACGCAATTGATGAGGGGAAGTTCAGTCAGATGGACGGCAACATTCAAACCGCAATGCGAACCTAAATACCAACCTGTCGTGATTGATTTCATAAACAAGTATGGATCGTGGGCAAGAATATTCTTTCAAAAAGCGAAAACACGAAACATCACGGTCAAATCGGATAGCTACAAAGCAAACCCAAGCAGCTTACCATATTCTCCAACAGCCGAAGGTCAAGTAAGAAACATAAACACAACAGGTCAAGAAACAATAAAGCTAAATACTGGCTTTGTGAATGATGGGTATGGAGAGTATTTGCAACAGCTTTTGTTAAGCGAAAAAATTAATTTATTGGATTCGGAGACAAGCAGCCAATATCAGCCTGTCACGGTACAGACAAAAAGCCTCAAAAAACAAACTGGATTAAATGACGGAACAATAAATTATGAATTGACCTTTGACTTTGCCTTTGACATAATAAACAACGTAACCTGATGAGAGGAGTATCGGTATATATTGAAGGGCAAAAACTTGACTTGTTTGATGACGAGCAAATCAAGGTGACATCTATACAGCAAAACGTCCAAGACATAAATGCTGTTCTAACCGACTTCTCGCAATCTTTTACGGTGCCAGCAAGCACAAACAATAATGCAATCTTCAATCACTTTTATCAAAATGATGTAAGCCAAACAATAGACCAAAACATAAGAAGAGCTGCATTTATTGAGATTGATTTAACTCTATTCCGCAGAGGCAAAATATCTTTAGAAAAAAGCGAAGTAAAAAACAATAAGCCTTACAGCTATCAGATTACTTTTTACGGAGACGTTACAAGCTTAAAAGATACTTTCGGGGAATCTAAGCTTGCCGATATTACAACCTTAACAAGTACGGATTTTAATTATACAAGCGCAAATGTAAGTCAAAGAATCACAGACGATGCAACAGAGCAACCAATAAGATTCCCATTGATAGTAGGAAGGAATCTAACCTATGAAGACGGAGCAAGCACAGACATAAGCCAAACAGGCAGCAACTCAATAGCCTATAATGAATTATTTCCAGCTATTGCGGTATTTCAAATATTCAATGCTTTACAGCAATTATACAGCATTACTTTTACAGGTTCGTTTTTAAATAATGAGCGATTTAGAAAAGCATACCTATATTGTCAAAATGCGGAAAACTTTATTTTTTACACCAGCGCTAAGATAATTGAATTCAATAATTTATCTCAGGATCCAAACAATGCAAACACCACATTATTAGCCACAGATTTTTTTGACAGCGCAACAGATGTTCTAACTCTAAACCCTTATAATGTTGCAGATACTTTTCCACCTACTTTACCAGCAAATGCAGAAATAGTACAAGCGTTACATGAGATAAATGTGCAAATAACTAACTTTGGTAGTTTAGATACAATAACTGATGTTTACAGAAACGGTCAATTAGCTTATTCTTATGATACGCAAAATTTTAGCATTAACATACTTAACGAAAATGTAAATACAAATGACCAGTATCAATTTTTTGTAAGGGCAACGGATGCTGTTAACCTAACGGTAAAAATAACATATAGGCAGAGGCTTACATTTATTTCTGGAACAGGCGCTGGCAGTTTTTTTGAAAGAAACAATTTTTTTACTTCTTTGGAAACCGTTGCATTGGACGCTAATTTTAGCGTACTGAGTTATATGCCCGATATGAAGATTGTAGATTTCTTCAAAGGAATATTGCAAATGTTCAATTTAACTTGCTACGGAACTGCGGAAAATGTTTTTCAAGTTGAGCCTTTGGATGATTGGTATAGCAAGGGCGCTTTAGTAGACATTACCCAATACACGGATATAAAAAGCACCAAGATTGACAGGATTAAATTATTTAAAAATATCAGCTTCAAATATAAACAAAGCGAG